AAACTTGTTTATAAAGTTTTGTGGAGTTGCTTGGTTCTTTTTTAACTCATTGGCGTCTCCCGGAGCAAACGTGAACTTCTTGTCATTAACACTGAACTCAAAACCTTTGAACTCTCCGTTAAAAACTTCGTTCGTCTTTTGGTCAAACCATTGACGTTTACGATTGTTCTCCTCTTCTATAGTCTTTGCCTGTTGGGTATATTGCTTATAGCTTTCGTACACTTCTTTTTCTGCATCAGGAACAAATCCCATTCTTGACTCAAGCGGCATTTTATATTGTTCCTTTTGGGAATTGAAGTATTTCTTGGCTTCAGCAAGAACTTTCTTTTTTGCGATTTTTGCCTTTTTAACGGTTGACTCATCGTCTAACTCTACGTCAAACTTATACTCATCCATTAACGTCTCAATGTCATCACTATCAAGACCTTCCTGTGTGGAAGCAAGGTATTCTTTAAGAAGTTGGTCAGGGTCCATTGTTTCAAAATCCTTTGATAATCTAACAAAGTCTTCAAAACCACGCCCTGTCTCCTTTTTATATTTCATAAAAGCAGCTACATCTTCAGGTAGTTGCTCAGCTTCTTTACGCTCAGCCACTAAATCATCTAATGAATTAATCTGCTTGTTATATCTCTTGCCAATATATGAAAGAACATCTTCGTCTTTTAATTCAACCTCAGTTTCTTGTGGTTCCGGTTCATTTATTTCTTGCTCCGGTTCTTGATTTAACGACTCTTCGTGTTTCTCAAGTAATTGTTGTTCTACTTCTTGAACACTCTTTGGTTCAATTACGTCTAACGCTCTAACTTTTAATTCCATTTGATTTGATTTAATTTATACAAAAATAGATAAAAATTTCGACATTTTATCGAGGTTCAAATTCCGCTAAGTCAAATCCATCCAAGCTATCCTCATTTGATTCAAAGCTCATAGGAGGAAGATTGTTCTTTCTTTGATTAATTAACTTAGATTGCTCGGTGTTTTGTTGACTAATTCTTTGCGATTTTAAATCCTCTTTCATCTTATCTCTATCAGTAATTTCTTTTGATTCAATACCCTTAAGTTGCATATTGTAGTCAAACTCTTCTCTCATTAATTGAGATTTTAATTTAGCTTCAGCTTCAGTTCTTTGAATTTCAAATGCAACTTCAGCTTGTTTAATTTGCATCTTAGACCTTGTCTCCATTTCAATTTTCTGCATTGCCACCTGTCCTGCCAACTCCTGAGACTTTAATTGTTGTTGAGAAATCATTGCTTGCTGTTGCATTTGCATTTTCTCTTTTTGCTCTTGAGTCTTAATACGCTTCATCTTTAATAACTGATTAGCTAACTTAAGATTGCGAATCTCACGAATGTCAATTGCATCCTCAAGGTTAATGTCACCTTTAGATAATGCCATTTGAATATTGGCCTCAAGCTGTGCTTTTTGCTCTTCATCAGGAGAAATCTCAATGAATATGCCAAAGTCATAGATATAAAGCTCTTTAATATCATTTAAGATGGATACATTGTACTTTCCAATTTGATTAGCAAACTCTTCTTTAAAGTCAGAATATTGAAGAATGTCACCTACTCTATAGGTTAATGCCTCAGCTAATGAACGATAAATGTACAAAGAACCATCAAGGATGTGTCTTGTTGCTGTATTTGAGTTTAATGCAGCTAATTTCTGTAATCCAACCAATGAGTTAGGGTCAGGGTTTGAACCATCTCTTGCCTCGTTAAGACCGGTCACAGACCTAATCATATCGATATAATGATTCATATTAGTAATAAGCATTTGAGTTTTAGCCGCACCTGAGCTTGAGTTAAGCTGAGTAATAGGCACTCTTGCATTATTAAACTCACCATCTTGAGTATAGCTTCTGCCAATCACACTACCCGTTTGGAAGTATAATCTTAAAGCATCCTCAGGATTATATGCATTACCCGTTCCTAAGTCAATCTCGTTCAATCCGTCAGCATCAATGAAGACACCATCAGGTACAGTACGAGCAATAACTTGTTGTAATTTTAAATGCGTGATTTGAATCAAATCAGCAAATGGTATCATTCTTCTGCATAATGACTCAATAACGCCCTTGTACATACGAGGTGCACAAGCAACGTAGTTTGGTAAAGCGTGTTGAGATGCTGACTTAGGACGAACCATATTCTCAGACATCTTCCATTGTAATAAGATATTGGTACCCATTACCATAATACCTTCATACCAAACATCAATAGTCTTTTCTATCTTTTCAAAATTTCCTTCCTCCATCATTTCAACAGGAGGATTAAAAGTCTCGTCTTTTTCAATAACACGAGAGCCACCGCCTTCAAGTCTTTTCTTCTTATAAACCACCTTCTTAGATGTTTTATAGTTAAAGTACATCAAAGTACAAGTATCTCTATTAAATAAACTATTCTCATAAAACTGAGCCACATTATAATAATCATACCAAGATTGGCTATATTGAGTTATTTCTTGCAAATCTTCTTTTGTAAGACTTTGGTCAATCTTCATTAACTCCATAATAGGAAGGGTCTTAATCTCTCCCCAATAGAAACAATCTTTAAAGAATGGGTCTTCAGTATAACTATACACAATATTAGCAGGGTCAACGTATGAAATCTGAACACCTGTTCCTTGTAAAAACTCGTGTTTAGCTACACCAATACCTACAACAGTAATGTCGTAGTCTATTCTTTTTCTAATATCGTCATAATGATTCTCATCAAATATGGTATTGATTGCTTCTTCTTCTGCAATCTCAATAGCAGGCTTATACTTAAGCTGCATATATAATGATAATTCTTCGTCAGTTTCAGGAAGCTCCTCAGGGTCCATCATAAAAGCATCAACGCCTGTCTTATCTTTAATGGTTTCTAATATATCTTTTGAGACCATCTGCGCCTCAATCATATCTTGATACTTGCTTCTTTTAGCTTGAGACATTGCATCTTGTGCATAAGTCTTAACTTTAAAAAGTCTATCAGACATACCGTTTACAACAATATCAATAAATTTAGGAAGGATAGGAACGGGTGTCCAATCTAAGTTTAAATAAGACAAATCACCATCAATAGCAATTTCATTTTTATATTTTGCAATAGACTGTTCTCCACGTGCATATAATCGTAATCTGCGAAAATCTCTCCATTGGCTATAATATCTACAGGCATTTCCATCTTTACGAAACCATTCATATTGGATGGCCTGACCCACTTGTAAACCAAATGAGTCAGATGCCTTTTCTGCGTCAGTAGCTAACTGACTTGGAAAGGACACACTATTTATTTCGATTGCTACATTTTTCATCTAATCAATTGACTTGTTTTTCCTTCATTGCTATATTTAGCGAAGTTAATAATTAATTTCGATTCTTTTTTCTCAGGCACATACAAATGCTTCTGATTGGCCATTATGCACAATCCCGAGCTGATAGAGGCGTCAAACTTTGTTCTGTCGTTAATGTCAAACTTTGCCCAATCCTCAAGTGTTCTTGTGAATGGCATTGTCCCCATCTCCTCAGGGTCTCTATATTTTGCTTCTAAATCCAACCCAACAAACTTCTCTATATACGACTCAATGGCGGAAGCGTGTGCTTGCTTAACATCTTCTGACGAGTTTGGAATACCTCCTAACTCACGCTCAGTCTTAGTTAACTTAGCCATTTGCTTATCCGGTCTATTAATAGAGAAGCCTCTATACCCCCTATTTTTAATATGGTATAAAAGCCTTGGTTTATTATTCTCCACTAAGATAGGCATTCCGTAGAATATACAAGCCATTAGTACCTCTTCAAAGAATATCTCTGCCGTCTGTGGACGAGCAACATACTCCAAGAAAAACTCATTAACAGGTGCATCATCCATATGAAATTTGGTCATACCGTGTAATGCACCATTAGAACCACGTCCACCTACTACGGCTGAGATGTCATAAGAGTCGCAACCAAATGAACCAAGGTGCTCATTGCCGGGATACTTAATCCCATTGCGTATGTGCACATTGTTTTGCATATGCTTTGGGGGTGCCCAACTAATAAGAAATCTACCACGTGTATCAGGTGTCCATATCACCTCAGTATCTCTTATGCCGTCTCTCCAAGAGAATGACCCACGAGTTAGATAATGCTCTTTAATCATTGAGTCATTGTAGTCAATCTGCTGATATAACTTAGTTAAATTAAATAAGGACTGCTTGCTCTCATCTCTAAATGCGTGAGATTCTGTACGTGGAAACTGACGATAGAACTCGTTCAATGCATCAGCGTCACTCTTTAAAGAGTCAACCTCAGCCTCCCAATAGTCAATAGCTCCATTTTTAATCCAATTACCGTCTACGCCCATTACAGGCGCCTCAGGCTTACGAAATACAGGATGACCATATCTATCTATAAATCCTTCCATATTCCACTCCATAGGAATAAATATGGCATATAGACCACTCTTGGTCTGTCCATTAGCATTACGAGTCTTTACATTAGACTGCTCGTAAATATCTTTAAAGTTCTGCCCTCCTCTTGACAATGCATTTGAGGTAGAACCCATCATACACTTGCCTATAATCTTACTACCTAAACGAAGACAGGTTTTAGTTACACGCCAATTCTCTTTAATGTTTACAGGATTAGTCCACTTCCCACTCTCATCGTGCGCTAAGAATAATAACTTTTCTCCATCATAAGAGTTATCGTCTGTGTTCTTCCAATCTATTGTAGTATCAAGTCCGTCAATCTCATTATCATCGGACTCGTACATATTTTTCTTAGTAATCTTTGCAGCAGGAACCCTAAAAGCCAATTCAGTCTTTGGCTTGTCCATACCATCCATAATAGGCTTAAAAAAGAATGGGAGTCTACTATTAATAGGCACAACCTTATCGGTGAACATCTTTTTAGCATCAGCACCCGTCTTAGACAAGATGCCTATACGTGCGTCACGTGCGAGGGTGCCTACGTTCACACACTCTGAGGATGACATAAATGAGAATCCTGAACGTCTAATCTTAAGATAGACCATCCCAAATGACCTTGGGTCAGCACGACAAGCCTCCCAAAATATCCAATAGATTCTATTGGCTTCACGAAAATCAGGATAGCCTATGTCAATGCTTGACCATTGCAAGTACATATAATGAGAGCCTGTGATATAGGTTTTGACTCCATTATTCATAAACCAAAATCCTTGCTCACGATAGTCAAACTCTTTTTCGATATAGTCTACCCATCTGTCTTTAAACTCTTTTGGTTTTTGATTCCATTGAAATATGGATTGTATTTTAGCTAACTCTTTGGGTAAATCTTGACGCTCCCAATACTGTTCAGCCTTAGTGGAGTGTCTTTGAAGACACTTATCAGGAGTTGAAGGAAGCGCTATTCGCAGTCCTTCTATCTCTACTATATCTCCTATTTGACCTGTTTTTGAAATGACAACAACGTCATATTGGTCGTTATGCCCATATATCCACGACCTCACTCTATTTTTATTAGATATGACGGATGCCGGTATGCAATCTACAAGTACACGGCACAAACTATTGTTTTGACCTTCTTTCTGCAAATCCTTGTTTTGTATCTGTTTTACTTATTCCCTTGTCTGCGGAGTCAAGGTTTTCTCTCTCCGCTTCTATTCTACTTAATATTTCAAATGCGTCAAATATGGCTAACTTCTTAGCTGCTGCTGCGTTCTTCATCTTATCAGCAGACACATCACCATTATCTGATTCAGTATTAATAATATCTTCTTCAGCTACCTTAACAAGATGGTTGACAGCCTTATATCCTGCCTCTATAATTCTTAATTTTATTGCTTTTGTATCACTGCTCATAACTTCATTGTTATTTGATGGTCATACATTCTATACAACTTCTCATTATCTACCGTAAACTCGTATTCACTATCAGGGCTGAAACATATCGTATCTCCCTCTTTTATGCCACGCTCAAGTAAATATTCGTTAGGATATTTCATTAGACCAACAAGCGGTTCGTTAGTGAACGGTTTCTTTATATAACTATCGGTTGCAGGAACAGGTTTAACAAAGCAAAATCTGTCATAAGCGTTCCACGTGGAACCTTTTTTATACATAAAGAATTGCTCCGTTTCAATAAAAAATAAGTCATTTTTAAAAAATGACTTACCACTTTTTTGTCTACCACGCATATCGTTATAGAACTTAAATACGTTATGATGTACAAGTAGTATGTCTCCGGGTTCAATGGGTCCGTTGTAGCCCAATGGTAGTTCAACGACTTCTGCAAATCGATTAGAAAACTTGTGGTCTTCCTCAGAGGTACTAACAATAAAGTCAATTCCTCCTATATTTTTTGTATTATCGTACCTTTTTCCATTAACCGGTTTGGCTATGAAATAGAATGGCGACCTCATTAGATGTTGATGTTATATTCAATGGATATAGGAATGGTGGAGGTAAACTCTTTCCAAAGCACCACCTCCGCCTTCTCATTGATAATGTAAATCTGAATAGATTCTTTCTCAGGATTAATCCTAATTAGATGAATTTCGTTACTATCATTGAGGATTTTCTGCCCTACAATATAATGCATAGCACCACCTTTGTAGTCAGGCCCTATTGATATTTTACGAATATCCATTATGCTTCTTTTACCTCTTCTTCTTTAGGAGCGTTATCTTGACTTACCTTTTGAAAGAATTGGATTAATTGAACTCCGTACAATGTAGGGATTCCATTGATAATGTTTTGTAACTCTTGAAGTTGTTGTTCGTTTAGTTGCATTTTATTTGATTTTAATTAATGTAAAAGTAATAAATATTTATTAAATTAAGCAGTAGTTTCTTCAGTAGTTTCTTCAGTAGTTTCTTCAATTGCAGGCTCAATAGCTTCTTCAACAGTAGGCTCAGCAGGTACAGGAGGTGTGTAGTCGCCTATAATTGTTAAATTAAGCTCAGCAGCCACCCAATCCCAAGCATAAGAATCTATCTCCCATTGTGCATAGGCTTCACCTGTCATATTAAGGTTGCCTTGAGCGACTTGAATACCAAGATTGCCATCTTCATTCTCTGTAAATAAAGCATAGTAGAATGTAGCACTTGTTCCTAAAGTTACATTTATGGCATAAGCATTTAAAATCTTAGCCTCTAAGTCTTGTTTGTTGTCCCATATTGAGACAGGTTGAATTGTTTTCATTTTTGTTTTATTTTATTTTTAATTCTTCTATTTCTGCTTTAAGTTCTTGAATTGCTTTTATATAAACTGCGTGCATTTGGTCATAGTTAATACCCATTTTACCTGTTGATGGTGTTGTAAATACCGCTTCTGGTATTATCTCTGCCATTTCTTGTGCTATGTTACCATTCTGCCTTCCTTCTCCATAATTTTTGTACTCATCAATAAAATCAAACCATACAGGATTCATTTTAAGTATTTCATTTAAACCATAACCAATAGGTTTAATATTTTCTTTTACCGATATATCGGAAACAGGTGCAGATAAATCACCACTTGAATCTGCTAATACTGCTCTACTTCCTGTACCTGCAAGTGTTGTTATTCTTAAAGTGCCACTACTTGATAAGGTCATTTTAACACCACCATTATTCCAAGTAACTGAACCTGATGAGCCATAAAGAAAATTTAAAATAGAAGAAGAACCTCCTGAATATGGACCAAAATAATTCGCATATACACCTGATTCAATATCTGTTGCAGTAAAAGTTGTTGCCGTTACACTACCTTCAACTTGCAATTTACTACCATTATCTGTTGTAGTTCCTACTAATACATTACCACTATTAGTTATAATCATTTTTTCAGCACCAAAAAGACCTATATAATAATAATTTAAAGTATCAGCAGTTCCGTATGCTCCAAAACCTCCTCTATTTGTATTTGAACTTCCTATAAATCCATGTTGCATTGCCCATCCACCACCATCTGCTTTTATGTTTACATTTGAATCTATTGTAACAGGTCTGTTTCCAGAACCACTAAAAGAAGCAGCACCTGTTGATGCAATAGTTAATGCATTTATAGTTCCACTATTTACATAAAATCTATGACTTGTGTTTGTAACATAAAAAGCTGAAGTAGCATCATTACCAATATTTAAAATTGATGAACCTCTTGTTACGTTTAAGTAAACATCAGAAGCTGAAGTTAATTGTAAAGATTGACCTGCTGCACTAAATGTAGCACTTGTGCCACCTAATGCGCCTGTTAAAGTTCCACCTGCTAAAGGCAAGTAAGTATTTAATTGTGTAGTAGTAGCTAATTGTCTCCAAGCAGTTGAATCATAAACACCTATTCCATTTAATGTTGTGTCAAATACTACCAAGCCTGTTGCAGGAGAAGCTATTGCATTCTTTTCTGTTGTTGTCATTCTTGGAGGTAAGAAACCTTTTGTAGTGCTATCTGCTTGTAATACTGCTGAAGCATTTATAGATGTACCATTTGCAATCACACTACCATAAAGAGCAGTTAATGTTGTATTAGTATTACCTATGATTGTTGTACCACTGCCTAACCCTGTTGTTCCTGCTCCAATAACAATTTGATTATTTTGACCATCTGCTGCTGCTCTTGTACCATCTCCAATAAAAATTGAGTTATTAGAAATTGTATTTGCAGTAACTCCACCTGTAATAAAACGACCTGCATTTTGACCAAACATTACATTACTACTTCCTGTTGTATTATTTTGTCCTGCTGCCCTACCTACAAATGTATTAGCTATGCCTGTTGTATTAAATGCACCTGCATTTGTTCCTAAAAAAGTATTTAATGATGCAGTATTATTAGCACCTGTATTAGTACCTATAAAAGTATTATCAAATGCTATTGTATTAATTTGCCCTGAGTTTTGACCTATAAATGTATTATTGCTACCTGTTGTATTATTAATTCCTGCTTGACTTCCTATAAAAGTATTATTTGTTCCTGTTGTATTTCTTCTTCCATTATTTCTACCAAAAAACAAATTTGAAGAAATATCACTTGCTCTTATTTCTGTTGCAATTACTCCTGCACTACTTGCAAAAGTAGATGAAGCAACCGATGTGCCAATAGTCTTAATACTTAAAACTACTGTACCATTAAAATCCGTTGTTGGAGTAATAGTTAAAACCGCAGTTGATGAAGCCAATGGACCTGTATTTCCTGTTGCAGTAATACCACTTGTACTTGTACCACCATAGTTTATTGTTATTGAGCCTGTTGTTCTACCTGTAATAGTATAAGCTATTTGATAGTAAGTACCATTAACCGCAGCTAAAGCAGTTGTCAAAGGGTCTACCGAACCAACTGTGTGCGTATATCCACCTACGTTTAAGTTAGTACCTGCTAAAGTCCAATTCGTTCCTGTTCCTGTAACTGCTGCTAATTCTGCTCCTAATGGTGCAGTATCACTTGAAGCAGTACCTATGAAACGAGTAGTACCATTTACATCTAATCTAAATCCTGCATCGGTAAATGTACCTCCGTTTTGTATTGTAAAGTTACCTGTTGTTGCAAAGAATCTACCCATTGTAGATGTGCCTAATAAAAAAGATATTGGTCTTGCAGCATAAGTACCAACATAAGCACCACCTATGGTTGCATCGTAACCAAAAATTGCCCTACCTGCATTAAATTGTAAAGACTCGTTTGTAGTACCTGTTCCATTTGGTGATACTACAATATTAATACTATTAGCATTTAATAAAACATTACCATTAACTCTTAAAGCAGAATATTGTACTCCTGTAAATGCCCCTACTGATGGTGTAGAATTTATATCTAAAGCAACTAAATTATCTCCATTCGCAGAAGCTACTAATGTAGTGTTTATCAATCCACCTCTTGCAATAGCACTTGATGCCGTTTCTGTACCACTTACAGTTAACATTGTTGCAGTAGATGGTGTTGTTGTACCTAAAAGTAAATCACCATAAAGAGCAGTTGTTACAGTTGAAGCTGTACCTATTACAGTTGTGTTATTGCCTAAACCTGTTGTTAAATGACCAATTACGATTTGATTAGTTTGATTGTCTGCTGCTGCTCTTGTATTTGTTCCAATAAAAATTGAATTACTTGAAATAGTATTTGCGGTACTTCCACCTGTAATAAATCTACCTGCGCTATGTCCAACAAATACATTTTGTTGTCCTTGTAATATGTTTTGACCTGCAAATGCTCCAAGAAATAAATTACTACTTCCTGTACTATTTTCTCCTGCTTGTTTACCTATTGCAGTATTTTCTAGTCCTACTGTGTTTGCAGCAAATGCTCTGTAACCAACAGCAGTATTATCAGTTCCTGTTACAGTAAATTCCCCTGCTGAATTACCAATAAAAGTATTATATCTTACTTGTGTTGAATTTCTACCTGCATTAACGCCAATAAATGTATTATTAGCACCATCATCCCCAACATTACTACTTGATAATCTTTGACCCGCATTAAGACCAATAACAGTATTACCTGAAACATTAGTTGCTCTCATTGTAATTTGTCCTGTACCTGTGCTTGGACTTATAGTTACACTTGGAGATGCTAAACCAATAGTCTTAACTGAAATTAAAATAGTACCATCAAAATCACTTGTTGGAGTAATAGTTAAATTCCCTGTTGTTGTAGCCAATGGCTCAAAACTTCTTGTAAAAGATACACTTCTTGTTTGACCACCAAATCCAATAGTAATACTACCTGCCGTACCACCTGACCTTGTTATTTGTATCTTATAATAAGTACCAATAACCGCAGCTAAAGTATTTGATAATACACTTGTATTACCTGTTGTATGTGTAAAGCCTACTGTAAAATCACCTGTCCATCCTGTGCTTGTCCAATTTGATGCAGTTAATAATTCACTACCTAATGGCGGAGCATCTGTTGAAGAAGTTCCTGTTATTCTTGTAACTCCATTTACATCTAATCTAAATCCTGCATCTGCGTATATACCTGCTTGTTGTATAAGAAAATTACCTGTTGAAAAGAATTGTGCAACCCTACCTGCATTGTTATCAAATCCTAATGTACCACTACCACCCCCCGACCTTATTACAAAATCAGCTCCAGTTGCTCCACTTGAATATCCAATACTTCCTTGAAATGCACCATCCGAACCTCTTGCAAATTGTATACTTCCTGCTTGGTTTGTAGCACCTAAAGCTAATTGAGCATTTCCTCTTGGAACAATCCTTAATCCATATTGACTTACACCTGTAAACGCACCATTAGTAAATGTTGGATTAATATCTAATCCTACAAGAACATCACTATTCGCAGAAGCTACTAAAGTAGTATTAATTAATTGACCTCTACTTATTGCACTAACCGCAGTTTCAGTACCACCAACTGTTAATTGTGTTGCAGTACCTAAAGATGCAGTTCCGATAGCAGTATCACCTGCCAAATAGTTAGCAGCCGTTCCATCCATATATAAGTTCCAACGATTTGTACCACTTGGTATTAATCCTCTAAATCCGTAGTTAGTTGTAGCTCCAATTAATGTGGCATCTGCAAGAAATGCAGTTTGATTTGTTACTACACTACCTGCACCAAATGTGCCTTGATTTGCGTAAAAATGGGTTAAATTTGTTAAAGTAAATGCAGAAGCAATAGTATTTGCATTATTCCAAAATCCGTAAAAAACACCAGTAACATCGGATTGTATTTGTCCAAGTTGATATACTCCAACAGTAGTGGCTGAACCTGTTATGTTTTTAGCAATTCTAATGCTTGTATTTCCACTTGGAGTAACTCCTATTCCTAAACTACCATTTGAAATTCTTGTATCACTATTTAAAATAATCAAAGAACCACTATCGCTAATATTACTATTACCTATTGTAGAAGCACCTGTGAACTTTGGTAAAGTGTTTGTAGTACCTGTACCTGTTACAGGGTTAGTTAAAGCGTTTTGATATTGTGGAATGTTTAAAACACCTGTTGTATTGTTATATGTACTTGCACCACTTGTTCCTGTTGTTGTTAAGCTAATAGCTGCTCTTGCTCTTGCATCCGTAAAGTATTGATTAGTTACACCTTCAGGAATATTATCTGTAGTTAAACTAACAGCACCTGTGAATCCATTTACTGAACTAACTGATTCAGTATTGTCTACTTTCTGCCAAACACTTTCGCTAAATATAGCCCAATCACCAATTTGCCAATCAGTAATACCATTTAAGTTGGTATTACCTGCTACATTTACTACGTAATAATGACCTTGTACACCCACGCTACTTGTTAAAGTAGGCGTATTAGTACTTGCATTCCATACGCCTTGGTATTGAACACCTCCTACTAATGCATTAATCTGACTTTGAGTCTTTCCAAATGCAGTTAATATACTATCAGAAGCGTTAATTGTTCCTGCTGTTGGATTAAATCCTGTAAGTACCTTACCTATTACAGCAGCATTGCTAACTGTAGCAGTTGCCGAATTTGGTCCACTTGCTGTCACCTCACCTGTTAATGCCGTAATATAATTACCTGCATTTTGCTTGCCATTAAAAGTAGTCCAATCAGAAGAACTTAAAAATCCATTCTGACCCCCATTTGCTTGCTGAATACTAAATACGCCCGTTGCACTATTAAATAATAATGGTGATGTTGCAGAATAAACAGGTAATGGTACCCACTGAACTTTTGTTCCTGTAGATGACAACACCTGACCTGCTGTTCCTGCTAATGCATCTTTATCTCTCAATACCCCATTAACACTCAAACTTGTATTAGACACTACATTGTTAGCAGTAGCCGTTAAAGCCTGAATATTAGAACTTAATACAATGCTTATGTCAGCAGTATTGCCTGATGCAAGCACTTGCTGTAAAGTTGGGATAATTGTAGGAACAGTGTACCATTCTATTTGAGTACCGGTACTTCTTAAAACCTGACCTGCCGTTCCCTTAGAATTTAATCTATCGTATAATCCTCCTGTAATATGAGTATCACCTGTTAAAAAACTATCTAAAATAGTTGCAGTATCAGTTACCTCAAGATATGTTGTAAATATTGTACCATTTAAAATAATGTCTTGAGTTGCAGTATTTCCATAATCTAAAACTCCCTGCAATGTATTTGCCGGGATATTAGGGATAAACAAATCTAATAACTCACTAAGCGTAAAGTTGTACGTTACGTCTTCTATTTCACCACCAACGCTTGTACCAATTAATTTATCAGCTAATTTAGGTATGGGAGCGACTTCGTATGTACTAATCTTTGACATCCGCTATAAAATTTAAATGTGAACTATCTTCAAAACATCTCCTGTTCTATAAAGTTTTCCAACTGCTAATCCTCCTAAAACAGCAGCAGCATTATCTGCATAAGTTGGAACATTTGCTATCACAATATTTGAAGCATTAAAATTTGCCTGAAACAATGCCAATAACTCTGCCGGAGTAAAATTATAAGTACCATTTTGAGGACTACCTCCAACACTCGTGCCTACAAGTCTATCATCTAACTTAGGTAAGGCAGCAACCGGATATGAGTTTATTTTTCCCATTTTACTTTTCTTTTTTAGTCACCTCTCCCGTTTGCATATTAATTACTGAATCAGCACCATACTTCTCAATAAGAACTTTCTCATTGTTAGTAAAGGCTTCAACAATAGTATGCGCCTGTTTGATTAACCCTTGTTTTTGCAATTCAAGTTCACCAAGACCTATTTTAATCTTAGTGTACTCTGCTGAACCTGTCTTAATAAAGTCTAACTCTTCTGCTGTTAAATTTGCCATTTGATTTGATTTGTTAATTTGTACAAATATAGTAAATAAAAATTATCATTTTCTTCCAAATCTCCATATAAGCCAAAGACAAATAGGTATAAGCATTAGCCATATGTAAAATAAGACATTTGCTTTCTTGTCTACCTTCTTTTCAAAGCCTTTAGATTTGACATCCTTCTTGACCGAAATAGTATTCTCAGACGACTTAGATACTGTAGATTTTGAAGAATCTACTAAGTGTCTACGTGTTTTTTTAAGCCTAATCGTAGCATTAAAGTACTGCTTGCCATCAATTACCAATGGTTTAGTAGTATCTATTGGGACTATTTCAACCTCATCAATGTCTTCTTTAACAGAAATAGCGTTCTGTTGTACAGAAACGCTATCTTTTTTTTCGACAGCCGTGCTATCGATATATGTTTGAACCTCTGTCTTAGTCACCATTACCTTTCTTGAGGCACAAGAGAATAGTAAGGAACTAACCAACAATAATGTAAGATACTTCCTCATATATTATTAGATTAATACAAAGCCATTCTTGTCAACTTTGCCTG